AGTAATACTTTTATATCCCTTACCATTTTTAATACTAACTTTACGGACTACTTTACCTCCTTTTTGGAGAACAACTTCTGTATTTTCATAATCACTCATAAATTATATATAGAAAATAATATAATTAATTTATATAATGGATTCTAGCGCATTTGTTCATTTATTTCATATTTTGATTGTTGGTGGTTTATTTCTTTATGTTGGTATAAATAGAGAGAAAATATATAAACCCTTATTTAATATACTTTTATTTTTAGGCTTTGTTATAATTTTTTATCATATATACAAAATATATGGATATCTAAATGCTGGTAAAGGTATATGGGTAAATTTAATCCATGTGTTTATTGTTGGTCCTTTATTAGTTTATATTGGATATTATGGAGAGAAAACAACTAGAAAATTCTTTGAAATATTATTGATGTTAGCGTTTGCTTCAATTGGGTATCATTTGTATTATTTATTTTAACATTCTTTTTTTACCCATTCTTTAGTAACAACTGCTTTTACGCTCTCTAACGCACCCTCCGTCCAACCTTGATTACGACTTACACATTCCCCAACGACTAAAATGCCTTTTTCTGGATGTTGTGCTTTCTCTATAAATTCTTCTCTCGAACTATATAACTCTTTATTTAATGGCAAAAACATATGAGTTCCTATTTTCCAATAATAATCCTTAATAGCAATAATATGAAGCGAGTTTTCAGGCATACCTAAAGACATTTCCAAAAGCATTTCATACAAATCACGATTTTCTCTTGTATTTTGTAAATGATTTTTAAGCGCAATAGTGTTATTATTATCATTATAAGCAATCATATAAACCCCATTATCAGGTTCCATAGGAATAATTCGCTGCAGAGGTCCAGGCACGAATGTAAATCCTTTGATATATTCTTTTAAGACAGGAATAGATTTTTTGGTAAATTTAGCATATAAACGTAAGAAAGGTTGTCCTTCAATATCATTATAAATTGGATAAGATGGTAATAATTTTCGAATAGTATCAATAGTTGAACCAATAATGACTTTATTACACGAATATTGGAGACCATTTTCAGTATTAATTACAAATCTACATGGTGTTTCTTGTGTTTTAATAATATCAATAACTTTATTGGAAAATTTAAAATGATTTGCTCCAATATAATGATAAAGTTTTAAAACAAGTTTTTTCCAAGGAACATGAAATGCTTTCCAAGAAGAAGTATTATCTTCCATTCCATAATAATACAATGTTTCTAATACATCTTCATTTTCATAATCAGTATATCCAACATTTAATATAAAATTTTTATATTCTTTCTCTCCAAGAACTTTTGTCGCAAATTGTTTAAAAGTAAGTTGTTTATCTTTGTATTTTTTATATTCTTTTTTAAGACGATTCATTACATTAGTAGTATCAATATTTTGAATAAGTTTAGATTTTTGAGGATTAATGATATATTCAGGTGTACTAAAATTAAAATAATCAAGTAATTTATGTAATAATTTATCTTTATTTTTTCTTCCTATTCCAGCACCTGTTACAATTTCAGTTCCGTAAAACATTTCATTGCTAGTTCTACCACCAATCCAATTTTTTTTATATTTCTCTAAAATTAAAAAAGAAGTAGATGGAGAGAACTCTTTGATTTGATATGCACTATATAAACCAGACATGCCACTTCCAATAATAATTATATCAACATATTTCATCTTATTATATTTGAATATAATTATTTTATATTTTTTCTAGTTGTATTTTTCTTCTTTTTAAGACTGATAGTTTCTTTCTTTTTACATGTGAATTTTCCACGTGTAAATCCCTTATTATTAATGATTGTTTTAGTACATATACCAATAGCACGAGTTTCATTTTCTTTATCAATTTTTTTGATACATCGACATAATTTAGTAAAAAGTATTTTTTTAGCCTGTATTCTGAGTAATCTTTTAGATTTAGGTATAGTTTTATTGTAAAATTCTAAAATTCTTTTATAATCATTATTAGTAAGTTCAGACATTGGCGTATATATATATACGAATAAAATAATTATTAAAATTAGCTTTGATTAGTTTTCCATATGCTATTGGTAGGAGTATTCCAAATATGTGGTATATTTCCTTGTTGTTGTGGAATAATTTGTGTTGGTGATTGTGGATAAAAAATAGGTCGTGAATTAGGAATAGCACTAACAATTGCTTTATTAGTAGTAATTTCAAACTTAATATCAAGAAGTTTTTTATAAAGTATATTGTTATCAATAATATCCCTATAGGGATTAGTATTTTGAGATAATTGATTTAATGAATGTGATTGTTGTATTGGTATAGATGATGGTGGAACAGGTGATGCGGAGATGAAGTAACAAAATAAATCAGAATTATTGATATAATATATGAATAATTTAGTTTTTTTTAAATACATATTTCTTAATATATAATAGCAATGAAGATTGTAGTATTTGATTTAGATGAAACGCTTGGTTATTTTACACAATATGGTATATTTTGGGATAGCTTAGCTAATTATTTAAGAATAAAAAATAAAAATACATTAAGTCAATCAGATTTTGATGATATTTTAGATTTATTTCCAGAATTTTTAAGACCAAATATAATAAATATTTTAAGCTACTTAAAGAAAAAAAAAAACACAAATTGTTGCCACAAAATAATGATCTATACAAATAATACAGGTCCACGTGAATGGGCACATCATATAATAAGTTATTTTGAAAAGAAAGTAAAATTTAAATTGATTGATCAGATAATAGCTGCGTTTAAAATAAATGGGAAAAAAGTTGAAATATGTAGAACAAGTCAAAATAAAACACATAAGGATTTAATTAAATGTACCAAAATACCAATTGACGCAGAAATATGTTTTATAGATGATTTTTTTTATCCTGAAATGACACATGATAACATTTATTACATAAACATAAAACCTTATTATCATGACTTAAAATTTGGATATATGATAAAAAAATTTACTGAATCAGAAATAGGTAAAAATATAATAGGTAATGATAATGAATTTGAAAATTTAATGATGGAACATATAAATTTATTTAAATATGAAGTTATAGAAAAAAATGAAAAAGAATATGAAGTTGATAAGGTATTAGGAAAATATATAATCTCACATTTAGAGGCATTTTTTAATCGTTCTACAAAAAATAGAACGATAAAAAATAGAGGTAATGGAAGGAATAAAACTATAAAAAATAGATAAATTTATTAATCCTTTTTAATTATATTTTTTAGTTTATCTTTAGCATACTCTAAATATTGATTTAATGCTGTTGTAGTTAAAATAAACACACCAGCACTAAATGCTATTTTTCTGTCAAGTTCAGTAAATTCATAACTTGATCTTAATGGATTAAAACGCCACATTAAAAATAAACAAATATAAATTCTAACGTAATAATCTAAATATTTAAAATATTCTGGAGCAGATTCAGACAAACCGAGCGCTGATAAAATAATTAAAATATATGAAACATAAATAAAAATAGTAAATAACCTATCTTGAAAATGGTATAATGTATTTTTCATATACTTAATTGATATAATATATTTATTAGTGATTTTTTAAAGTAAATCATAGTTTATCAGATTCATTAGACTTTTCTTTATAAAAATCTAGAGTTCTAGCGCTAGGATCAGTAGTATTTGTATATTTTGGCATCCAAAAATATGGTAAAATATTTGAACAATTAGGAAATTCTTTATCAAAAATTTCCTTATAATATCTTTTTTCTAATTCAATACATGGTTTATATGATTCAACTCTAGGATTTTTATTATCGTAATAAATCGTAATAAATTGCTGTAGAATAGTAAATAAAGATCTATCCTGTGAGCTAACACCATCGCTAAATGCTTCTTTTTTTCTCCAAAGAATTTCATCAGGAAGAATTTGTCTAGTAATAGAATCACAAAAATATATATGTTCAAAGCTTTTTCTTAATAGAAATTTTTCTGGTTCTTTAAAATTTGTATGATTTCTAAAATATGGAGGTATAGATAAAATATAATTAACAAAAGTTCTGTCTAAAAATGGTGTACGTGGTTCAAGACCATTTGAAGAAATTGATTTATCTGAACGTAAAACATCAAATAAATGAATATCCTTTAATAATCGTCTAGTTTCCTTATCAAACTCAATATCGTCTGGACATTGGTGCATATACAAATAACCACCAAACAATTCATCGGAACCATCACCATTAAAAATTACTTTTGCTTGAGAATTGGCAGCGATATATTTTCCTATTAAATAATTACCAATACTTGCTCTAATGGTAGTAGTATCATAACTTTCAATAGCTTTTATAACTTCCGGAATAGCATTAAACATATCATCTTCAGTAACAATTATTTCAGTATGTTTAGAACCAATATAATCGGCAACTATTCTAGCGTATTTAATATCCTCAGAGTTTTCAAGCCCAATGCTATATGTTTCAATTTGTTTTCCTTTTTTTCTAAAATAATTAGCAACTAATGCTGCTATTAAACTACTATCAAGTCCCCCACTTAATAAACAAGCAACTGGTCTTTCTGTAGTATTACATCTTTTAATAACAGCAGCATCTAAATATTTCGAGATATTTGAAAATAATTCTTCTTTTAATTCTGATATATTATGTGTGAATAATGTAAAAGAAAATAAATGTAAGAAATAAGGTTTATTTATAACTATTGGTTCCCATATAGATTTAACTTTACTACCATATTGAAAAATAGAATAAGTTCCAGGTTCAAATTGTTCAAGACGATAATGAAATGTATTTTGATTGTAAAAATATTCTAAACATTTAAGTTCAGAAGCAAAACCATACAAATTAAATAATCCATATTTATCATCAATATTATAAAGTTTATACAAAGGTCTAACACCTAATGGATCACGTGCTATATAAACATTATTAATAAGCTGGTGATTTATTCTATTATCATATAGTACAAATGAATAAACACCATCAAGCATAATTAATGTTTGTTCAATTCCATATTTAAGATATAAATGAATAATTACTTCACAATCAGAATCTGTGACAGGTTTAACATTCATAGAATTGTAAAGTTTTTTGTAATTATAAATCTCTCCATTACAAATTAATACAATATCATTAAACACGATAGGTTGATTAGATTCAGGATTAAGACCATTAATAGCTAGTCTGTGAAATCCAAGAGTCATTTTCATATATTGATTTTCTAATTGAGAATATTCAGGGCCTCTTCTTTTTCCTTTATAAAATTGTTCTTTAATTGTTAAATTTAGTTGATTATAATTAATATTAGTATTTAGGAGAGCAAATATACCGCACATAAATTTATTATATTATTAGGGTTAAATCTTTAAACTTTTTATTAAAATAATAATATATAAATATATCAAATGGCTCAAGAATGTGTTTCAGATATTCATAAACAAACAAATACTAGAATTTATGACAGAAATATTCCATCACAGATGTTACAACCATATTTAGATGTCAGACCAGTTATGACAAAATATTCATATTTTCCCATAGTAGATCCAAGAAAACCAATAAATGTACCATTAGCTCAAATGCCAACATATAATGTTCATGAAGTATTTAATCCAGGTAATACTCAATCACCTTGGTCAGGTTTTGCTTCAAACATAAATACAGAATCGGAATTAAGAAATCAAATATATGCCTTACAAAAATGTAGCCAAGCGATTTATGTTCCTAATTCAAGCAGCGATCTATACACGTATAAATTTCAAACAAAAACACAACCAAATCCACATGAATTATTATTTAGAGATCAAACTTTTGAATCTTTTAATCCAAATCCAGCGCCTGGATTATGTGGTTCAGAAATTTTTTATAATAATACAAGATGTCAAGTAAGAGATATTACAAAGCAAAATTATTACAATTAAATATAAAAATTATAGTTTAAAAATAAAATATTTATTTAATTAAAATGAAACAATATTTTAGTTCATTTTCATTATTTTTTTTACAACTTACTTTTTCAAAAAATATGAGGTCGTCTCTAGTTATGAAAAATAAACTAATAAATCTTTATACTCCAAAAAGTCCAAATCAAATACTTTATAATAATATTTTAAATAAAGATACTGAATATTTGTTATCAGTTGTGGGACCAGCAGGAACAGGTAAAACTCTTTTAGCTTGTGTAAAAGGAATCGAAAAATTAAAAGAAAATAAAATCGAAAAAATAATAATTACGAGACCAGTAGTATCAGTTGAAGGTGAAAATTTGGGTTTTTTACCAGGAAATATAGAAAAAAAAATGGATCCTTGGGTAAGACCTATATATGATGTTTTCTCGGATTTTTATTCAAAGAAAGAACTAAATGAATTAATTTTAAATAATAAAATAGAAATTTCCCCATTAGGATTTATGCGTGGAAGAACATTTAAGAATTCATTAATAATTGCGGATGAAATGCAGAATAGCACACCAAATCAAATGTTAATGTTAATAACACGTTTAGGTATAAATAGTAAGATTATTATAACTGGAGATTTAAATCAAAGTGATTTAAAAGAGAAAAATGGCTTACAAGACTTAATAAATAAGATGAATAAAAAGAATCCAGATAATTTTTATTTAGTGAAAATGAATGAATCAGATATCCAACGTAGTAATATAGTTACACAGGCATTAGATTTATATAAAAAAGAAGAAATAATTCAAAATAGTGATGCTGCTTTAATTCCTATAAATCATTTATCAAAAAACTATAAATTTAAATGAGAACAAATATAAAATATGTCACAAGCATTAGTAAATCAAATAACTTTAGATTGTTTGTTAAATAAAGAAATCATGGGTAAACATGTAATGAGAGAGAGAGAAAAACAAATAAATAAAGGAGGATTAAATTTTTATAGAAAAAGAATTTTTAACTTATTTAAAGAAATACTAAGTAATAATCAGCCAAAAGATTTAGCGCCAGATGTAAAATATGCTTTCGATACTTTTATAAAATCTTCAATAGATTATTTTAAAGTAGTAGATAATAATGATCTACTACAAGAGGAGTACAAGGATGTCGAGTTTCCGATACATATATATAGTGTTCCACTAATAGATTTATCGGCAAATTTAGAAGTCAACAATGAAGCAGATAACTTATTAATGCGTTCAATTAAAATAGATCCACCTACTTTAGATAAATATGTAAAACCAAATTCTCATAAGAAAGAAACTAATATTATTTTACCAAAATTGAGAGAAGTTGATATTATGAAATCAGAATTAAAAGATAAAGGTCTAAAAAAGAATATCACTAATATTTATGAAGACAATAATAAAAATAAGAAATAAAAAAACTTTTAAAAATAAGAAAAATAAGAAAAATAATAACATTAAGTATGGTTCTGGAAAAACTAGAAAATATAGAAAAAATATTAAACTTAAAAAGGTAAATTGTAGTCCAAAACCTAAGGGTGAATTAAATCATTTTACATGTTATACTAATAAAGATCTTATTTATTTAAGAGACCATTGGAATGCTAGACATCCTGACGCAAAAATAAATTCTAATTCACCAAAAGAAATACATAACAAACTTACTGAATATCTTAAAGATATTTGTAATAACGAAGCTTGTTGGTTAAAACAAAAGACTATATTTGGATATTTAGAAAGTGAACTTTCTGATTCTTTCGCACCAGAATCTCCAGATGAATGGAAAAAAAATCCTAATGAATGGTTATCCAGTACTGATATTATGAAAGTTATGAAACAATATGAGAAAGCTTATAAATGTTTTGATTTTATTGGACCTACACCAATCAATTTTAACACCAGAAAATTATATGGTGAATGTGTTTGGGAAGAACTATGTAATTTTAATCTTGAAAAACTTATTAATAAAGGTATAACAAAAATTGGAATTATTTTTAATACTGATCCTGATAATAAACCTGGACAACATTGGATATCAATGTTTATTAATATTAAAAAGAATACTATATTTTTTTTTGATAGCACTGGAGATCCACCTCCTAAAGAAGTTAAAGAATTAATTGAGAAAATTATTGTTCAAGGTAATAATTTATCTAAACCAATTAATTTTAAAGTTGATAGTAATGAAGGAATTGAACATCAATATGGTAATACTGAATGTGGTATTTATTCTATATTTTTTATTGTTCACATGTTAGAAGACAAAATGACTGAACATTATTTAAAAACACACATACTTAAAGACGAATATATGGAAAAATTTAGACATATTTATTTTAATGATTCGTTATAAAAATATATAAAAATACAACTCTATTATTATATATTTAAATGTCCATTAGTTTATTTAATAAAAAAGATAATATTAAAATGTTATGGGATGTTGTAAGCGATGAAGATATCTTTAAATTTCTTACACCTGATATTCAAAGTAAAATATATAATTTATTTTTAAGTAATATTCAAGGATTTTTTGAAAATGAGATAAAAAAAAATATTTCATTAGTCGATTTAAATAAAAAATATATTCTTCTTATTCTTAATCATATTAAAAAAACATATCCTTATCAACCAAGTAAAATTAAAATACATAGTGAATCTCCAGTAAAAGAATTAATTACTTATGAAGAAATAAAAAATGATAGAAAATCTCAATTTGAAAAAGATTTTTCTAGAAGACAAGAGGAATTTGAAGATTCAATGACTATTAAACCACCACCTCTACCTGAATTTGCTGATAGAGAAACTGATAAACCAATAAAAGAAATGGATAAGATTCTTAAAGAGATGCAAGCTCAACGTAATTATGAAGTAGAACAAATAAATAGAACTTATAATACAACAAATCAAGTTGATAATTGGCTTAAACCTCAAGAGACTTCACTTAAAACTGAAAAATTTCAAAATAATTTAGATAAATCAGAAGAACCACAAAATTATAGCAGATTTAAATTTTTAAATGAAATAGAACAAAATTTATCACCTACAAATACTAAAAAAAATGTTTCATTTAGTAATACTGATATGGTTAATACGTTTATCACAGAAAATCAAGAGGATGAAGAAGATGTAAATTTATTTTCAAAACTTAAAAAAATTAAAAAAAAAGAAGATAATATTAAATTAGAAATTCACGAATCAACTATAAATGATAAAAAATTAAATGAAGATAGAATATTTATCTTGGAGAAAAATGTGACAAATTTAAATGAAAAGATGGATAAGATAATTGCTTTATTGAGTCAAAAAAGTTAACTCAATATTTTTATAATTTTTTAGTTTTTTCTATGTTTTCTAGAAGTTTTTTTATGTTTTCTAGAAGTTTTTTTATATTTTCTAGAAGTTTTTATATATTTTCTAGAAGTTTTTCTATGTTTTTTATTTTTTTTTCTATTTCCTCCTCTTTCAGCTATTATGAATGGTCGTGTTTCACTGCTGATATCTTCATCACTATCTTCAATTCTGACTCTTGACATAGTATTAGAAATTTTTTCTCTAATTGGTGCTGTTAGATAAGCAATTCTACCCAATAAATATGTAGTGCAAGGAACTCCAATTCTTATAGCTAAGGTAACATTACCTATAAGCATATTTTTTCTTGTCCTTATTTCATTAAATACACTATCTCTTAACGCATCTATCTGTGCTCCTATTAATTTTTGTTCAATGCGAATTCTTTCATTTACACATGCGCTTGCCACATCTGGAGCCGAAGCCACATTAAAAAATGAAATAACCATACCAGCAAAAGTACCTGTATTTTCTGCTGAAGATAGACATGAAGCTTGAGCTCTTTCAGCTATTCCAGTAAATGATTTAGTTAAACCTATATAAATTATCTGTTGAATATTAGAAACCTGATTTTCTATAAATCCACAGCTAAATGTAGTAAAAATTTGATAAGCAAATTGTAAATAACTAAGCTGAGAAATATTAGATCTTCGTAGTTCTTCTAATGTACTATTATATTGATCCATAACTTCTTGTCCTATTCCTGTAGGAGTAGCTCCTGTTAGTCTTTGTGTTAATTGTGAAAGATTTTCATATGCTAAATAAAGCAAAAATAAAGATAAAAAAAAACCAACAAGCGCGGTAAAATCGGCAAGTATATAAGTTGTAGTACTATAACTCGAACTTCGGTTTGAATATGGAACTACTTCGTCGAGAGGATCACCACCAAACTGCGTAAAATCATAAACAAAAACTCTTTTAATAAATGATTTAAATTCTTCTTTATTAAATTGTATACCATTATTTGTTGATAACTCTTCTAGTTTATCAGCAACATTTTCTAATAAAGCTTGATCTTGTTCATTAAGTTTTGTCTCTATATTTTTATTATAATGTTGTAAAAGTAATGTACCTAGTTGATTTAGATCAGATTTAGATTGAGGTGATGTAAAACATAATTTAGATGTCATTATATAATTATAAAATATAATTATATTTTAAATAATATAAATTTATCTATTAACTAATTGTCTAAAAACTCTCTCTCCTCGCTCATTAGTTTCATATGTACCAACTTGTACAGGAACAATAGTAGGATCTTTCAACGCAGCTTCATATGATTTTAAATCATAGATATTTAATACATTATCACTAACTCTACGATAAACATATTTGACCCCAGCAATTGTAATAGATTTTCCTTTCCATTCAATAGCCACTTTATTAGCTTGAAGAGTAGTATCATTTTGTTGCTCAGCATAATCAGGAACATAAGAAAATTTATCAATTGATGGGTCTCCAAAATTAACACATCTACCATTAGAATAAATATAACAATCAAAGGCAGATTCCTTAATGGCTTCTGTTAATTGGTTAGTTAAATTTGCTTTGATTTCAGATATTTCAAAAAGATATTGATCACTAGTTTGAGGAGTTTTAGGAACGGCTTTACTTAAATCTTTTCTTTTTAATTCAATAGCTTCATCTGATTTTAGTTGAGCCTCAGTAAACACCATTAGATAAACAAAAACTTCAACAGATTGTAATGCTGGGGGTAAATCTTTGTGACTACAAATGCGTCTAGCACGACCAATAATTTGTTCAGAACGAACAGGATGCCAATATGGATCCGTTAAATGAACATATCGAGTATTGCGTAAGTTAATACCTTCAGAACCAGATGATGTAATCATAAAAACTTTAATAACTTCACCCATATTATTATTTCTATATTTAGATTTTAGAACAGAACTGATACTATCTGGAATGTCATCCCATTCTCCATTATAAATTTTACGTACAATTTCCTTTTCTTCAACAGATTCAGTTCCAGTATATAAAGCATAAGTTGGTTTACCTTCATCTACTTCTGGAATATCGATTTGCCATAATCCAGATGTATTCTTTCTAATTTTAAATTGTGTAAATCCATTTTTATTTAAAACAAGAGTAAAAAGACCTATTCCCTCAGCAGTTCTAAATTGACTATAAACAAGATGAAGACCTTGATATTCAGGATCTTGAATATTTTCAAGAATATTTAAAAATTTAGGACTATAAGTTTGTAAAGCTTCTGGTGTAAAAAAGTTCTCTGAATTATCTTCCATTTCTTTAATTTTATTTTGTAAACGTTCCATGTAAGTTGTACCTCCAAGTTCTTCTAACACTTCATCGCCCTCAATTTCACCTTCTCTTTCATCTTGAACATCTTGTTTTGAATCAATCTTTTTTCCTTGTTTTAATGCCGCAACCATGTTACTTTCTTCCTCTTCTTCTTCTTTCTTTTTTGCTCTAATAGGAATAGGTCTATCAGGAATAATAAAATTACAAAATAGACGAGAGAAAATACGATATGTTGATGCTTTCTCTTCATAATCTTCACCCATACCTTGTTTAGGTTTATTTTTCTCTAATTTACGTTCTTGAATACGAGCTCCTTCATATATTTTAAATTGAACATCACTCATTGGAACACGAATAATATGATAATCTACACCAAGTTGTTTATTAAATCTAGGCAATAAACTTTCTTGAGCGCTTCTGAAATAAGAAGAAAGACCTAAAATTCTACGTTTAAGAGCATCAGCATTTTTTAATTTTCTCTCATTTTCATCAACATATCTAGCAATAAACTCATCAAATGAATCAGGTAATGCTTTTCTATACTTAATTTCGATTCCATCAGGTATAATATCGATATCATTTCTTCTTAGAATAGATATAATTTTTCTCTCAAAATCATCATCAGATATAATTTCAGTTTCAAACTCAGTTTCACCACTTTCAGAACGTTTATTATTTGAAACCCCTTGATAACCTGAATCCTTTTTAATTCTATTTTTGAATCCAAATGGATTTCTGGTAATGGTAAGAATTTTACTAGATGGAGAGTAATCCAAATAATCTAATGTCTTCTCTCCAAGTAACATTTCTTGAAGTGAATTTCTATCTATTTTTTTATTTGTTTGAACGTTTAGTGGTATTTTCCATGTCTTGATATATCCTCTTAAAATATTGAAGAGAATTCCGAATTCATTTGGGTAGTTAATGACAGGAGTACCAGAAAGTAATATAATCCTAGAATTTTTCGCACTTAAAAGCATTTCATATAATTTGGTTGCTAAATTTAATGGCAAACGTTCTTTCTCTCCACGTTTGGTCTCAGTAATAGGTTTTTCTTTCTTTAATTTGTTAAGAATTCTACTAATTAAATTATGAGCCTCATCAATAATGACAACACTATTATCAAATATATTTTTACTATATCCAGATGTCATTTCCTCTAATCTTTTCTCACGTAAACCATTATAATTAATAAATTTATATTTTTGTCTAATCATTTCATTTAATTGTTCTTCAATTATTTGTTTATTTGTATCACTTAAATCATCATAATTAGATTTTTTTTTAATATTAACAAAAAAAGCACCACCATGTCTACGAATATATTCCTGAGGTAAATTTAAAATAGCTGACATTGTTGTAAGAGCTTCAGGATAAGTATCAATAGAAATCCATTCCCAAAATTGATTTTTTTTATACAACAAATCACCACATTTCTTTAATTCACCAATATAGTTAGCACGTAAAGATGCTGGTGTCATAATAATAATACTTTTAGAATCTTTCATACCCTCAGCAATAGCAATACTTGTACATGTTTTACCTGAACCTAAACCATGATATAAAAGTAAACCACGATAAGGAGTATAAAGATTCATATAATCTCTAACAATTTTTTGATGCGTTAGTAGAGAGAAATCAGATGAAGTCTTTCCGATAGTATCACATGAAATATTTTCTCTATTTTCTTCTAATTCACGTTTATAAGGTTCAAATAAGGAATTGATAAAATTTACAAAAATCTCTCTATTATTCATTATATAACTCGAAACTTTAATATTTATTGGTGGATTCTTCTTTGGCAAACGTTTTCTTAAATCAGTATCTCCTATTTCAACAATCACTTCAGGGCCTAATACAGCAACGCCCTTTTCAGGTTTATCAGTTTTTCTCTTCTTTACTTTTGGCGGTATAATAGGTATTACTTCTTGTGTTTCTTCTTTTAATTTCTTTTTTGGTTTCATAACAAATTCTTCGGGTGATTCTTCTTTAACTTTTTCTTCTTCTATTTTTTCTTCTTCATCTTCTTCAATAATCAAAGATTTTTTAATATCAATTTTCTTTGCTTTTTTAACAACAGGTTCTAGAGGTTTTTCAATTTCTTTCTCTTCAATTTCTAAAACAGGTTTAATGGTTACTTTAGTTTTTTTGCTTTCAGCTAATTTTTTTAATAATGTTGCTCTATCATAACCTTCTTGAGTTTTATCGATAATTAATGGACGTCCAGTTTTTTCAACTTCTTCAAATTCTTCAGGTTCCTCAATATCAACTTTTGTTGGTAAAATTCCTTGAATTTGTTGTATTTCAGAAATTTGTTCACCCAAATCAGTAATACCTTCTTCAAGTTGTTCACCAATTGTTTTAGCAACGCTACCTTCGGTTTTATTTACATCCTTTTTAAATGTCGGAGCTCTAGGTGTTTTCTGTCTGTTATCTCCTTTTATAACAACAGCAACTCGTTCTCTTTCTTTTACATCAGGTTTTACCATTAATTTTTGTTTTAATTGTTCTAAATGATTCATTGCTTATATAATTTAAATATATAAATTTTTATATAATAAAAGTATTTAAATAATATATGGAAGTGTTATATAATGGAAAAATACTTAAAAATAATGATTTTTTAAAAGTTTCTGAAACTCAAATTGAACCAGAAATAAAATTAAATGTAAATCCAAATAAGTTTTATACATTAATATGTTATGATCCAGATGCTGTAGGCGGAACACATATTCATTTAGCTAAAAATAATATTACTAGTAATGATATAAAAACTGGTAATACTATAATTCCTTATAAAGGTCCTGCACCACCGCCAAAAACAGGAATACATCATTATATTTTTAATTTATATGAACAAGTTGGAGTGAATAATATTGGTTCAATTGATAAAAGAGAGATTGATACAGACAATTTAGAAAATATGTTAAAAGTTAGTAATCCAATATTTGAGACTAAATTTATAAGTGAAAATGAAATCGGTGGTAGAAAACGTAAACGTAAAACAAAGCGAAGAAAAAACAGAAAATTTAAAAGAACAAGACGTTATTAATTTTCTTTATCATCACAATTTATTTGTGTCTCAATTACTTTAATAGCTTCATTACATGCGATTTGTTCAGCCTTGCGTTTAATTTTATGTTGTCCTTCACCCATATAAATAAGTACCTTTTTATTTTCTTCTACATATTGATGAATAGCTTTGAAATTCTTAAAAAATGAGATATCAACTGAGTCGGCATGAGTTAGATGAAAAATAGGTTGACCGAGGCATAAATAAACTCCCATTTTGTACCCAAGTTCAACATCATGTTCTATCTCCAAATAATGTGGTGTGACCTTAAATTCCTTTTGTATTTTAACTTGTAAAATATTTTTATAATTGTCGTCATTTTGAATAAGAGCAACCCAATCAATATGAGCTTCAAAAATATGATTGATAAATTTTTTTGCCATTTTGAACCCAGGACTTTCATCATCACAATTATCTTCTGCTTGTACACTATGCGTTTCAAAATTTAGGAATAGAGCACCAATAAATGACTCAAATAAGCAGCCAAGTTTTTTCAAATTAGTTCTAATTTTCTTTTCTTCGGCATGTTTGGAGAGAATAAGCCATTTATGTAGTCCCATTTCTAATGCGATTTTTCCGATTGCTTCATTTTTTACAATTGCGATTTTCTTTTCTGTCATAAATCCTTCATTTTCTTTGGGAAATCTTTTGTAAAGATAAAGTTTGGTAACACATTCTAAAATACCATCGCCAAGAAACTCTAAACGCTCATTAGATTTAGAACTAAGCGGAAGACAATCTGACGGACGTTCAACAATTGTTATATTTTGTTCTATATTCTCATATTGAGGACGTTTAGTGTAAGAACGATGTACAAATGCTCGTTGATATACTTCTAAATTACGAACAACTGGAGGTAAACCATATTTGGAAAGAATAGATTGAACTTCGCTCAATGTAATCTTAACATTTAGAGGATTATAAGGATTAAATACTAATCCATCCTCAGTTTTAATTAAATCGTCGTCGTGTGCTTGTTTTACTTCTGACATTTATATAGTATAGCGATTTAGCTTTAAATTATTTTATAAAATTGAATAATTTATATATTATTAAAGTAATATAAAGACAACATAATAGAATTAGTATGGAGGAGTTTGAAAACTGGAAAAAAATAGATGGATTTGATAACTATGAAGTTAGTTCTTTTGGAAATATTAGAAATTGTAAAACTGGTAGGGTATTAAAAGCATATAATAGAGGGGGATATTATTGCGTTGGATTAAGTAAAAATTCAAAGCTTTTTAGTTTTGACATTCATAGATTAGTTGCGATAAGTTTTATTGAAAATCCTGAAAATAAACCACATGTAAATCATAAGGATAAAAATAGTTTAAACAATAATATTCAAAATTTAGAATGGATGACTAATAAAGAAAATAGTATACATAGAAGTGCTGGTGTAAGGCAAACTACAAATCAAAATTTAGAAATTTATAGAATAAATCCAAATACAAATGAAATATTAGAAAAATATAATTCAATTGAAGATGGTGCAAAATGGATTGTAGAACAAAACTTAGCAAAAAATATTCATTCAGCAAGATGTTGTATTAGTTGTTCAGTTAGAGAAATAACTAGTTCATCTTTTGGTTTCAAATGGAAAATGTTAGAGCAAAATAATTTAGAAAATGAAGAATGGAGAGAAGTTATAATAGATGACAAAAAAAACGAAGGTTATTATGTTTCATCTTTAGGCAGATTTAAAAATAAAAAAGGTATTATAATGAAAGATTATAAACCACATCATTCAGGATATATATATATAAGAGTGAATATTCAAAAATACGCTTTACATAGATTAATAGCACAAACATTTATATCAAATTTAGAAAATAAACCTTTTGTAAATCATATTGATGGTAATAAAATCAATAATTCTGTAAAAAATTTAGAATGGGTTACTTGTAGTGAAAATAATTTACATAATCATAAAGTTGGATTATCAAAAGGTCATACACGAAAAATTATTCAGTATGATTTAGAAATGAATGAGATAAAAAATTTTGATAGAATATTAGATGCCAGTAAAGAATTAAATATATGTTATAGTAGCATTAAAGCAGTTTTGTATAAAAAACAAAAAACTGCTGGCGGATTTATTTGGAAATATTTAGATTAAATTTAAGCATTTAAATAAAAATAAAATATTTATGTAATTTATAAAATGGTGTATATGTCCGGGTCGCGCGCAAGCAGAAATCAAGCATCTATCGTTAATCGTCAAAACGTATGTGGAGGCGTAAAAAAGGCGGGAACCGCCCCACGTGTCGGTTGGTATTTAACTAATAACACTATGTTGATTGGAGCTCCTCAAACTATTCCAAGATTTTGTATTCCAAATAAAACTATCCAAACCCAAAAATACGGATACCGCGCTACAATTGGTGGAAACATGGGTTAAGAAAATTAATTCTATTTTTTGTTCTATTTTGGATATATTATTTTAGAAATAAATGATTTAATAAGAAATTATTAAATAATTTAATAACAAATGATTATAAAGGTTGATACAAGGGAATCCGCGCTTTTACAACAAATTAATAATCAAGTTTCTATAATACCGGTCTTTAAATCTATTAAGGTTCAATCCGAGACCTTACCAATAGGTGATATTATTATAAATGATGAAACCGAAGATAAAATTATAATCGAGAGAAAATCTGTTGCTGATCTTTTATCTAGCATTAAAGATGGTAGATACGAAGAACAATCATATAGATTAAATGGTATTGAACATCATAATCATAATATTATTTATCTCATTGAGGGTGATATTAATAAAGTAAATAGATTTAAACCTGATAATCAAGTTGAAAAACTAACATTATATTCAGCAATGTTTTCATTGAATTATTATAAAGGATTTTCTTTATTTAGAAGCTTCTCTCTAGATGAAACAGCAAATATTATATGTAATATGGCTTATAAAGTGGGTAAAGATTTAACTAAGAAACCTTATTTTTTAAATAAGACGCAAATACTTGAAATTAAATCTGATGAAAGTCCTATAGTAAAAACTAGTGAAGATTCTGAAGAAGCTCAAGTAACTGATAAACATTATGTTGGTGTTGTTAAAAAAGTTAAGAAAGATAATATTACTCCAGATAATATTGGAGAGATTATGCTTTGTCAAATTCCAGGAATAAGTTCAGTTACAGCATTGGCTGTAATGGAAAAATATAAAACAATCACAAATCTTATAAAAGAGTTAGAATTAAATAATGAGTCAATGAATGATTTATCATATACAAATTCGAAAGGTCAAGTAAGAAAAATAAATAAAACATGTATTGCGAATATTGTAAAATTCTTACTAAAAAAATAAAAATATAATATATGAAAGAATTGTATAATTTACTTTTATTCATTGCTATCTGTTTTGTAGTATATTTAGTATTTAGAAGTTTCCATTATAATCCAATGATAATTGAAGGTATGACTGATGCTTCAGGTAACTCAGTTTCAGTTTCAGCTCCGCCAAATGGAATTGCTGGAAATGCAGCTTCTTATGCTGCCGCCATAAAAGCAACCACAATTAAATCACAAGATACTTTTTTAATTAGCAAATATCGTTCTGATTATGAATCGGCTATTTTAAATTTGGATGATTTAATAAATAATTTAATGTTGAAAACTACTTTATCTGTAAATCAAGATAATCCAGGAGAATCTATAGCAAAATTAGGTCAAATGCAGCAAGCAAAAATAGCATTAAATTCAGTAATGAAATTTGTTGATAGCCAATAAATTATTTAATATAATTATAATTATAAGCATATTTGTATTCTCTCTTTTTATAATTTGAACAACAATATTTATCTTTCATTGGGAAAAATGCATCATGACAGCAAGCAAAAGAAATTGGACAATCATCATCAGTTTTACATGAAATATTATTTACGTGCCATATAGGTAATTTAAGCTTCTCATATATTTTATCTAAAATATCAAAATTAAAATGATACTTATTAATAGTTAAAAATGCAAATATTGTTATTAATATCATATTAAATAATAATATAATATTATTTTAAATATTTATTTTTATGGTACATAAATTTGAACTTCATCTTGAGAATAATATCCTTTATCAACTAAATTTTGAGTATATTCTGGTCCTCCCCAATTAGGATCCATTGGATCTGGACTGATAAGTGCTTTTTCTTGAGCTACATTCATCATATCAAGTGGTGTAGTAGTTCCAATATAATAATTTGTTCCATCATAAGCTGGATAACCACCCTTATTATATGGTGGATCGTTTCTAGTTGCGTCGACTAAAAGAGTAGGATTGGGATAGGCTAAACCATCATTAGGAATTAGTGATGTTTCTAACATTGGAGTAACTTGAGACGCGATACCAACAGGAGCAGCAGCAGATGGTGGTAATCCAGCTTGAGGTTCAGAAACACTTGGTCTAACTTTATAAACTTGATTTCCTTGCGCATCATAAGTAGATTGTAAATAAAGAACAGGACATCTTATGTTTTGACTTCTTTGCCAATCTAAAAATTCAGTATAATCTTCTAAATTATCAAATTCGACCGGATTAACACCAGGTACTTGTGTTAATTTTGAATTATATAAATAAAACTTGGAACCCTTTTGAATCAATAAATTAGGACATCTAGGTTTAGAACTCTGATTGGTATAACCCTCAGCATATTTAGGGTCAGCACATCTTGCGTAAAAATATAGGCCAATCAAAAATACCAATATTATTAATAGTGTTGTAAGTGTCATTATATATTTATTATGATATTATTTTCTACATATTTTATATAATGGTTTATCTAGAAATTAATAAAAAAAATTACCATAATTTAATTGATAAGTTAAATAAAGATTTATCTAATAAAGATGCCAAAATATTTATTTTAATTTATATGGAAGGATGTGGACCATGTAATGAAACACGTCCTGAATGGTCTAAACTTAAAAATGTTCTCTCTAATAATTTTTTAAATAAACAAGATATTGTTATAGTTTCTATTGATAAAGACTTATTTGGTAAGCTAAAACATGCTAATAAAGAACCAATGAGTTTTCCAACTATAAGATTTATCACTAATGCTGGAGAGAAAATAGAAACTTATGAAGACTCCAAAATTTCTAACAAAGATAGAAAAATTGATTCGTTTATAGAATGGATTAAACTTAAAACAGGTGAAAATAATATTACTACAACTGAGAAGAGTGAAAAAACTTATAGAAAGTATAATAAGACGCATAAGAAAACAAAACATGGACGAAAAACAAGAAAACAATATGGTGGTAAATGGTCAGCAAAATATAAACGCAGTATTAATTGTAATAGACCAAAAGGTTTCTCTCAAAGACAATATTGTAAGTATGGTCGTAATAAATAAATATTACTATAATATATGAATCAGTATATTATAGAATTAATATTAGGTCTATTTGCTGGATTATTTTCAGGAATAACTGGTATTATGCCTGTCGGTCTCTTATTAATATTTTTGATTATTTTAATATTGGTAATTATAAGTCTAATTTAGGTACTATTGCCTTATTAAATTTATTTCCAATATCATTAGGCTCATTTTATAATTTTTATAAAACAAATAATATTAATTATTCAATGGGATATATTTTACTATTTTCAATTATTATTGGTGGTTTTATTGGATCAAAATTAGTTCTTGATAAAAAATATGAGTTATCTAAAAAAACTATACATTATATTACATCAATCTTAGGTTTTATTATAGGTATAACATTTTTAATTACTGGGTTAAATGAATAAATTAACAATTTTTAAAATTTTCTTTTGAATAACCAATAACAGCACAAGCTATTCTCTTACCAGCATTTCCTGTTTTTAAACTTTCAGCATTTCCTCCTTGTCCACAATCATCTTCATCTTCGTGAATAATAAGACCTCTTCCAATAATATTACACTTAGTACCTCTAAGTTTAATAACATTATCATAAAATGAATATTTTGCTTCACCTTTACTATTAGTATGAATATTACCTAAATCACCTACATGTCTTTCTGTCATACCTGGACATCCATGTGTTTTACCATAAGGATTGAAATGAGCACACATACTAGTACATTTATCGGTTAAATCTCCTGCTTCATGAACGTGAAAACCATGTAAACTATTTGGTTTAAGTCCAGATATATTTAAATCTATTATAACAACATTATTTTCTAAATCCTCTGTAAATTTAACATTACCCTTTATATCATCATTAAATACAGCAATAGCATATATAGGTTTATTGTTCATTATATTATATAAATAATATATAATTATAAATACTACGATTAATACTATTAAAAAAAAAATAATATTTTTCATATACTTTTATAAATAATAATAAATAAATTTTAAGTATATTTGGCAAAATTATTAAAAGGTGCTATTTTAAATCTTCAAGGGTGTAAAATATATAATTATCATATTTAAATAAAATTGATTAATAT